AAAGAAGAAGACAATATTATTAACGAATCAGTATACTATTATAATAGCACAACCAGTGGGAATGTCAACCCCATAATTATGCTACCCTTTCAATAAATTTATTTAAAACAATTCTTGATTGTAATTTAGATTTTAAACCACCAGAAAATAATCTTTTTATCTGACCTGGTTTCATATCTTCTTTAATATCATCAATCTTATTATTAGATTGTATAGATAATTTTTTACTGTTTAAAATCCAAAACTCATCATAACCATTTTTAATTTCAGCAGTAAAGAAACCTTTTCTTAATTGTTTTACAAAATCATCATTATAAGTGTCATTTACATATTCACTTGCACCGTATCTAGGATTTTTCATAATGTGAAAACCAACTGCAATCATATTATATTTTTTCTTTAACATTGTAATTAACAAACCTGTATAATCTCTAGATGTATAATGTTTAGATGCATAAAGTCCTTTGTCTTCTTTTTTCATAGTATAGGTTTTATTACCATCTTTGATAATAGGTATCATAGCATCACCTGGTTTCCAACCTCTTGTCCAATCTTTATATTCTCTATTATGAATATCTCTTGACATACTGTTTGAATAACCATCAGTTAATGTAATCAATGACATTTTTTCTATTGAGTATTTGTTTTTAAACATTGGTATTAATTTATCTAATACTACAAGTCCTTCATTTAGAGGTGTCGAAGAAAGTGAATAACCTGGAGCATATGATATAGGATAACCTGCATACATTCTATCAGAATATCTACTGTCAAATTTATAATAACATCTATTTAAATATAATGCTAACATACTTTCGTCCAATTCTTTTTTCTTTAACTTATGTGATGCAAGGTTGATTAATCTTATATTAGACCTCATTATAAGGTCACCAGTTTTATAATTATATGGTTGAGGTAACTTTTCACCTTCATCATATCTACCACTGTTCATTTCAGTGAAAGCATAAACTTCAAATGGAACATTAATCTTTTTAGCAAAGTAAATTAAATTAATTAATTGGTCGATTGTTTGACTAATATTATCAAACATAGAACCAGACCAATCTAGTAAGAAAATAAAACCGTGATTTTTCTCATCAGGACAAATTGATAATCTTTTGAAAATGTCATCTGAGAATTTGTAATTTTTTAACTTTAATGGATCAAGAATACCTGTTTTATCAGTAGATGTTCTTTTGTAAGCAGTAGCAGATTTTTTCATTTCAAATTCTTTTACAAGATAGTTTACAGTTTTTAGATTATCATTTTTGAATTTTTTGAAATCATTTTTTAACCATTTGTAATATTTCATATACATATCTTTACTATATTCTGAAGTAGTTACTCTTTTAATATGGTTAAAATGGTCTTTTCTAAATTTACTATTACTAACAATAGCAGTTTTTAAATCAACATCAGGAAGTGAAAAGTATTTCAAAAAACTATTACCATTATAAGTAACTTTGTCAGAGTTATTTTCTGCATTTTGTGAAGTCTTAGGTAATATGTCATCATTTTTTGAGGGTTCTACATTCTGTTTAGAGTCGTCAACATTATTTTCTGGTTCTTTATCACCTGTTGAATTTGTTGATCCACCTTCACCTGTTGTAGTATCTTCATTTGATTCTTGATTGTTATCATCATCTGCATCATCAGAAGTATCAGGGTTATCTTTATTATCATCATAACTAGTTTCACTTTCTTCGTTAGAATTATCTGATTTATTACTATCACCACCTTCTCCTTCTTGAGAATGGTCGTCAGTATTTTTTGTTTGTTGTTTTGATTTCTCTTGCTCAAGTAATTTTCTAGCAAGAACTTTTACATCATCAATAGTTTTAAGATTATCAATCTCATCTAAAACCCACTCTGCATCAGCAAAATTAATATCAGCAGATTTTGAAGATTTATAATAAAGGTTGATTCTATCGATAAGATTTAAAGTATTAAGGTCTTGACTATTAACACCGAAGAAATCTATTCTCATTAATTCTTTGTAACCATTTACATAGTTTTTAACAATACCAGGATATTTCTTTTGTATCATTCTATCGATTCTGCAATCTTCAAGAACATTACAATATGATTGGTATTCTGCTGACTGTTCACAAATAGATTTCCAGTCATCAAGACCAGTCCATAGTGCATGTGAACATTCGTGAGCAATCAACATATCTAGAACATCTTTATTCTCATGCTTGAAAATAGGGATAGTTAAGATTCTGTTCTTAACATCAAAACTAGCAGTTCTTACATTATTTTGCTCAACCTGAATATTTTCAGTAGCAAGTAACTTTGCAAGAGTTGATTTTTTATCGATTGTTGTTAGTGTCATATTTAGTCCTTTATTTATTTCGAATCAGTATACTATTATAATAGCAGATTGGGCGGATAAGTCAAGTGATTAATTAAAAGCAATTAAACTCAACAATAAACTGTTTAATGAAAAACCTATTGCATTAGATACAATATATAATATATCTTTAGCATATATCGCCCTTATTAAGAATAAGAACAATCCCAACCATACAATCAATATAAAGTTTAAAGGTGGTAAATTAGTCGACCATCCCATAATAACTGATATTGATGTAGGTGCAGTTGCTCCGTGAATGAGTATCATTCCTATCCAACCACACATTTCTGGTATTTTTTTTATCATTATATATTTCCTTTTGTTATCATTTCGAATCAGTACACTATTATAATAGCACAACCAGTCGAAAAGTCAATAACAATAATTTGACACTATTTGTAGTCAAATTAAAAATCGGGTCAAATTATTGACTTATTATAAATAATACTAGAAACTAAGGACTTTTATGAAACTATACACTGCTATAATATTATGTGTTATCACATTCTTACTATCTTTTACTATTACTAAATCGGTAATAAGTGCAGATACAAATACAACAGTATCGGGTACGGTTGTTACGGATAAATCTGTTCCCACTGCATCAGCACCCTCCGTAGTAGTAAATAATAGTGATGTTTGTAAATCGGCGTATAGTGCTGGAGTTCAAGCATCAGTTTTAGGTATTGCTTCAGGTGTTACAGTATCCGATGAAAATTGTGAAAGACTTAAACTATCAAGGTCTTTATATGGTATGGGTATGAAAGTGGCGGCGATATCAACATTATGTCAAGATTATAGAGTATTTGATGCAATGATGATGGCAGGTACTCCATGTCCGTATGAAGGAAAAATAGGTGATGATGCAAAAATAGAATGGGAAAAGAATACACACCAGATACCAAAAAAGAGTAAATATCATGCTCCGAAAAAAAAAGTTCAGGTGAAATAGATGAAACAGTTATTTTTAGCATTCTTGCTTTACTGCTCATTGGTATTCCACTCTAATTCTCAAGAAGTTTTACAATCAGAGGATTACATAGGTGATATGGATTCTTTTGATAGAGATTCTGGTACTATCATACAAAGTGGTAAATATAAGACAGGTCATAAGAATAATCCAGGCACATACGATAAAGACTTTGATTTAGAATCACAAATGACCATATCAGATATAAATGCTGGTTTTGATTTAGATTATGGTGTTACAGTAAATTCACATTCAAGTAATGCAAGATTAAACACTTGTACTAGCATTACACAAAATTCTGATTGTAGAGATATCTTTAAATTAACAATCACCTTGTTTGACAGTAATGAACAGGTGCATTTGTTTGAACACGAAGTTGAATTAGATTTTTCTGGTAATAGAGATTATACTTACAATCAAGTGATACAACCAAATGATTATCAATCATTGACAGGTAATTTTGAGTTATATGGTGTAGATGCTGGATACCCTAAAGGTTGGCACGGTCCACAATTTTCTGACCCATATCTTTCTACATCATGGCAAGTCGTAGAAATTATCAATGAGGAAATATTAAACTTATTAGAGCATTCAGATATATTAGACATTGATACAAATTACGATACCGTTGATGTGGTCGTAGAAAATCCACAAGGTGAAATCATGCAAGAATTTTCAGTTGATATAGAAACTGAAATAGAAATAGAAGTTGCTGAAATAGAAACACCTACAATAGAAGAACCTGTTGTGGAGGAAATAGAAATTGAAGTACAAGAAGTAGCAAATGAAATAGAAGAAACACAAGCAGGAGAATCGGAACAAGAACCTACTAAAAAACAAAAAGTGGTAAACCAAGCAAAGCAAAAAGTTGCTAATAAGATTGTTAAGAATATGGGTGATAAAGGTAAATACGATTCTACTAATCAACTTAAAACTTTAGTCGTTATGCAGGTATTAGGTAATACAACATCATTTTTTGAAAATCAAAAACAGTTACAAGATACACCTAACTTTTTTAATGATGTTACGGTACCTGACAATAATTTGACTGATAATAATTTTACACAATATATGTTGTTTGGTGTATCTAGTTTTAGTCATAACAAATTAATCGATAGTCAATATCAATAGGAGTAAAAATGGCAGAGTTAGAATTTGCTGGTATAAAATTTAAAGGTGGTAAGATAGTAATTATTATTACTGCTTTATCAACACTAGCAGGTGGATTATGGGGTGGTTTTGAGTTTTACAAAAACTATATGAATATGCAGGAAAAGATAGAATCGTATTCTGCTCCAGATTTATCTGATTATGATAAGAGAATTGATTTAGCAAAACAGAAACTTGATATGTTAGAAACAGAAATAAACCTTGTACTAGACGAAGTAACATTGGTGGCAGATGTTGCAAAAGAACTCAAGAACGACCTAAAATCAGATGTTCGTAGAATAGAAACAATCGTAGAAGATGTAGAGCAGAGGGTGAAAGAAGACTCTAGAGAATCTGCAAGAGATTTAAAGTTTGCTATTAAAGATATAAAAGAACAAATGGCAGAACTAGAAAAAGAGATAGAAGATAAGATAAAAAAAGCATTAGAAAATCCACTCGCAACTATGCGAAAGAACTAAATACCAATGAATGGACAACACTAAACGATACAGACTGTATCCTGTCAAATCTTGTGTGATATCATGGGGACCTACAAAATGGGTTCCTATATCATATCAACACCCTACGATAAAAGATAAACAGGTAGAAACTTTTTATTTAGTAGATAGTCCTGAAACACCAAGTCGATTATTTTGGAAGGACTAATATGGAACCAGTAACAACCGCATTAGCAGGAATTGCCCTAGTTAAAAAAAGTGTAGACTTTATCAAGTCTAATATTTCAACCTGTCAGGATATAGGTCAGATGATAGGACACGTTGAAAATGCTATGATTGGTGAACAACAATGTATAAAAGAACGGGAAGGTAAAGACCAATTCGCAACTGAAAATATTGCAGAGGAAGTTATAAACGCCAAATTAGCAAGGGAGCACCTTCAGGAAATGAAAAACCTGGTAAATCTAAGATTTGGTCATGGAACCTGGGATGAAATCTTAAATTTAAGAAAAAAACGAATAGATGAAAGAAAACAGAAAAAAAAAGAAGCACTTGCTGAAAAAAATCGTAAAAAACAAGAAATTATGGATATTTTAACTTATTTTTTAATTGGTTTAGGTGTTTGTTTGATAGCAGGACTGATAATTTACGTTTTTTTAGTCATTTTATAAGATTTGACCATTTTTTTAACTTATTTTTCTTATATTTTACTCTTTCATCAAGCATTTTTTGTGTAATTATACCATATTCTTTGCATAATTCAATCATACAGTAAACATCACCAATTTCATCTTTCAAAGGTTGATGATTTTCATCATTTCTTCGCATAGATTTCGAACATTCTTGAATTAATTCACCACATTCTTCCATTGTGATGACCATAAGTTGCAAAAATTGTGTTTTTAGCAGTTCGGTGTTCGATTTTGACATAATAAAACCTCATTATTTAATTTTACATTGAATATTTCTTGGACATTGATATCTTGGACCTGTTGACATGATAATATCGGGTAAATTTTGCGGATGTTCGTATGTACACTTGTAAGATAAGTCTTTTTTACCCTTTTCATCAATAAACCACTCTGATTTTTTGAGTCTGCACATAGTAAACATGTCAGTTCTTGGCAATTTACCTTTATATTCTCTTCCGTATCTTGCATATACAGAATCAGCACCTTCATTTAGACAAATCATAACATCTGTCTTAAAATCTTGACATTCATCAACAGATTTTAGTGAAAATGAAAATAGTAGTAGTGTAACTACAAGTGCATAGTGTCCCATGCACCTATTTATTTAATTTAACAAGTCTTGGTCAATCCATTCTGATTTATCTTTTATCATTATAGCAACACTCACCCACATATTGAAAATACCAATACTGCTCACAAAAAACGAAACAGCAATATCTTCAAATGATACTCCAACATAGACAATTCCTATACCGAAGATAAACATTGTTTTTCCTATCATATTTTATTCCTTTTAATATATTAACGAATCAGTTATACAAGTATATTAACATAACCAGCAGAAATGTCAACTAAATAATAAATGGCAGAGGGAGATAAATTTGAATATACACCAGAAGGACCTAGTTTAGGTTCGGTGTCAGTTTCCGCAGATTTTTCTTTTACAATATCAGCAGAAGTAAAAGATTCAGATGGAGATGATGGAGATGATGTAGAAGATGACTGTGGAGATGCAATTACAGAAATGACCGTAGTTGCAGTTGAAGAAAATGCAGGTGTCATACTTACGGATGGTACTAGCAGTTGTAGTATATCAGGAAATTATGTAACACCCTTTTTAAATACACAATGGATATTTCGAAGCAGTGGAATAATAACAACGGTGATAAAATATACAGATATACCTGATAAAATAGGATATTTGTGTAGTTATACACCCGATTCGACTGTAAGTAAAGATTTTGACTACATTGTCACAACAAAAAGCAATGGTGGTTGTGAAGAAACAAAAACTTTTACAATTACAGTTACAAATGATTGGTCAGAAGGTATTGTAGAAATTAATAATATATTAGCAAGACAAACAAGAGATTTACAGGAGTTTTAAATGAGAGCAGTAACAAGATTAGGAGATTTAAGCACAGGACATGGATGTTTTCCACCACAAATAGCACTTACAGGTTCTTTCAATGTTTTTGTTAACGGAAGACCTGTCTGTAAAACAGGAAGTAAATGGTCGCCACATACTTGTGTTGATGCTACGCATTCAGGTACTCAGGTATTAGGATCACTTACTGTTCGTGTCAATGGTCTTCCTATGGCGAGAATAGGTGACTTTATTTCTTGTGGTTCATTCTGTGCAACAGGTTCTACGAATGTTTTTGCAGGTGGTTAGAAAAACAGTATAAATATTAGTTATGGCAAACTATGACGCAACAAATACTAATAAATCAAGAAGAATCACTAAATTATATCGTGATTTAGATTTAGACTTTGGAAGACATCCTGTTACAGGAGATGTTAATGTTTTAGAAGATGCTGATGCAGTAAAAAGAAGTGTTAGAAATATAATTAACACATCACACTATGAAAGACCTTTTCATCCAGAGTTAGGAAGTGATATTAGAAATTTATTGTTTGAAAATGTAAATCCTTTGACAGCAATGAGTATAAAAAAGAAAGTTCTCGAATGTTTAGCAATTTATGAACCTAGAGCAACAGTTGAGAATGTTATAATTGAACCAAATATGGATACACACACATATGGTATAGAAATATACTTTTATGTTAAAGGAATACCAACACAACAAAAAATAGATTCATTTTTAGAGAGATTACGATAATGGCAAATTCAAAATTAGAAGTTTCAGCATTAGATTTTGACGATATTAAACAAAATTTACGTTCATTCTTATCCCAACAAAGTCAATTTTCAGATTACAATTTTGAAGGTTCTGGAATGGCAGTGTTACTAGACATACTAGCATACAATACACATTATTTATCATTTAATGCAAATATGTTAGCAAACGAAATGTACATTGATAGTGCAGATACTAGAAAGAATTTAGTATCACTTGCCAAAATGTTAAATTATTCACCTAAATCTGGAAGGGCGGCGAAAGCAACTGTAGATATTTTATTAAACACCGCCACCGGTGCTTCAGTAACATTAAGCAGAGGTACGTCTTTTTCATCAACAATGAGTGGTAATAGTTACAAGTTCGTGACTAATGAAGACGTAACAATTTCTCCTGAAAACGGTGTTTACAAATTTTCAAATGTAGAAATCTTCGAAGGTACTCTATCGTCATTTAATTATACATATTTGTCTGAAGATACAGATTTTAGATTTGTATTACCTAATGCAGATATGGATACATCTACTTTAACAGTTCAAGTTCAAGAGTCTGTAGCAGACACAACAACCAACACATACACTCTTGCAAATAATTATGAAAATATTAATAGTGAAAGCACGGTCTTTTTCTTACAAGAAACTGAAACTGGTGAATTTGAAATATATTTTGGAGACGGTATTTTTGGTAAAGCATTATCAAATGGAAATATTGTTAAGACAAAATATATAGTTACAAATAGAGCATTGGCGAATGGTGCAAATACATTTATATTAACAGCAGGTTCAATCGGTGGATTTTCAAATGTTACAATTACAACTGTAACGTCAGCACAAGGTGGTGCAGACGAAGAATCAAAATCTTCAATAAGATTTAACGCACCATTATCATACGCCTCCCAAAATAGAGCAGTTACAACATCTGATTATGAAGTTAAAGTTTTAGAATTGTACCCTAATGCAAAATCTATATCAGCATGGGGTGGTGAAGATGATGAGAACCCAATTTATGGCACAGTAAATGTTGCTATTCAACCAAAATCAGGTTCAACTTTAACAGAAACTACAAAAGAAAGTATTAAGACTAGTTTGAAAACTTTTAATGTTGCTTCAGTTCAACCTAAAATTGTAGATGCAGATACTACAGATATATTGCTAACAGTTACAGCAAAATATGATGCAAACAAAACAGCACTAGGTTCAGAAACATTAAAAACAGATATTTTAAATGTGATATCAAATTATAACCAAAATAACTTATCTGTATTTGATGGTGTTTTCAGATTTTCAAAAATTTCAACTTTAATTGATAGTTCAAATTCTGCAATAGTGTCAAATACAACAACTATTAGATTAAGAAAATCTTTTACACCAACACTAAACACCTCCACCACTTACAATGTATATTACAGAAATGCAATCTACAATCCACATTCGGGTCATAATTCATCATCAGGTGGTATTATTCAAACTACTGGTTTTAAAATTAGTGGTAATTCTGACACAGTTTATTTTTTAGATGATGATGGTGCAGGAAATTTAAGAAGATATAGTTTAGTTGGTGGTGTTAGAACATATGCAAATAATACTCAAGGAACAATTGATTATAATTCAGGAGCATTAACTATTAGTTCATTAAATGTATCATCTGTTGAAAACATTAGAGGTTCAGTATCTACAGTCATAGAAATTACAACGACACCTGAATCAAATGATGTAGTTCCTGTTAGAGGTCAAGTATTAGAAATAGATACATCAAATTCTACAGTATTTGTGGAAGCAGATACCTTTGTAGGTGGTTCTTCTGACGCAGGTGTGGGTTACACGACAACATCATCATACACAAGCACATCAAGTAATTATTAAAAATGGCAAGATTAACCAATAAAGTATCACCTCATGTTATAAGACAATTACCCGATTTTATAATTTCTGACCATCCAGTATTTGCTGACTTTTTAAAAAGTTTTTTTGTATTTTTAGAAAGTGCAGAAATTCAATTAACATCTTTAGAAGCAACTGATGGTATTACTCAAGAAACTGAAACTGGAAATAGTTTTGTTTTATTATTAAACGGCACAAAAATACAAAATGATGTAACGGTAAAAGATGTTGGTGATAAAGTATTATTAGAAAGTTCTGTTTATGGTAAATTTGAATCTGGTGAAACTATTGTTGGTCAATCATCAGGTGCATCAACAGTTATTATTGCAGAAAATGTACCTTCTTTAAAACTTTTTGTTGTGCATGAAGACAAATTGCAAAAAGGTGAAGTTATCGTAGGTCAAACTTCAGGTGCAAGTGCTGTGTTAAATGCTTACAAACCAAATCCTGTTCAAACAATTCAACAGTTATTAAATTACAGAGACCCTGATAGAGTTATCGATACTTACTTAACAAAATTCAGAGATGAATTTTTACATACTATACCTGAATCATTAGCAACAGGTTTAAACAAAAGAAGTTTAATAAAAAATATAAAGTCTTTATATAAGATAAAAGGTACTGCTGAAGGACATAAGATGTTTTTCAAAATGCTCTTTAATGAATTATCAGAAACAATATATCCTAGAGATAATATGTTGAGAGTATCAGATGGTAAATGGAACACTCAAAAAATTATGAGATGTATTGGTACAGCAGGAGATACATTAAAATTAGTAGGAAGAACAATTACACAAAACAATGTTGCTGGTGATTCTAGTATAAATGAAGCAACTGCTGTTGTAGAAAATGTATTTAAATTTCAAATCGGTTCAGTAGAAGTTACAGAATTTATATTAAATAATGATACAATTGTTGGAACATTTGTAGCAGGTCAATCAGTAATTGGAACACAGAATGATGATGATGTGGTTGCCATAAAAGCAACAATTACAGGAATACCTGATGTTTTTTCATTTACAAATGACGGGTCTTTATACAGTAGCGGAGACACAGTAACTTTAAGTGATGCAGGAGGTGACGGTGCTATTGTTCAAGTAGATGAAGTAGGACATGGTTCTATTACAGAAGTTATAATTGATGCAGGTGGTTCTGATTATGAAATCGGAGATAGTTTAGTTTTTTCTAACTCAGGTACGGGCGGAAATTCTGCTCAAGCAAAAGTTTCTATTGTAAATGGTGGTTTTGTACCAGAAGATGCAAATAGTAATAGTGATGGTGGTTACACTGACGACCATATTATATTAGAAGATGAAACTTTAAGGGGTGGTCTTTACACAGGTAATAAATTTGTTCAAGAATCTGGAACAGGAGTTGGAGATATTACAGACGTTAGATTTATAAACAATGGTTTTGGTTATAATTCATTACCTACAATTACAATTACATCTACAAGCGGAGAAGATGCTTTTATAAGTGCATTTGGAAGTGAGATAGGTAGAATATTAACAATAAAAGTTCCAAATCATGGTATTAGTTATAATGAATCTCCATCACCACCTACTGTAAGTTTTACACAAAATTTATTGTTAAAAGATACGTCTGCAACTGCATTTACTGTAGGTGAAACAATAACGGGAAATGATAGTTCTTCAACTGTTACTACAGCAATAGTTGATGCTTTTGACCCTACACTTAAATTATTAAAAGTAAAATCTTCTACAGGTACTTTTGAAGAAATATCTATTGTTACGGGAAATACATCAGGTGCTACGGCGACAATTGCTAAAAATGATAGAGCAACTGGTAGTGTTACCGTAAATACAACAACAACTACTTCAGGAAGTTTTATTAATGAAGATGGTCACGTTTCAGAAAATACAATGAGAATACAAGATAGTCTATATTATCAAGATTTTTCATATGTAATAAAAGTTGGTCGTTCTATTGAAGACTGGAGGGACAGTTTTAAAAGAACAATGCACACAGCAGGTTTTTACTATGCTGGAGAAGTTAATACTGCAACTAGATTAAATGCACAGATTTCATCACCTGTTGAAGGTGTTGTATCAGGTATAAGTGAATCTCCAATTATGTCAGTATTTGATTTCATCTTTTCTCCTTTAGTAGGTAGAAGATTAGGAACTGCTGATGATGGTACATCTTTGAGGGCAACACCCATGGTAGTTGGTGCAAGTTCAGAAAGAAGTACATTTTTAACTAATTCTACCAGAGATGTAACATTGACAAAAGAAATGACCGTCAATATGTTGATGAAAGAAAAAACAACTATTCGAAGTAATACAACTGTTTATGGTAGACCAGTTTCAAGTACACTAAAAGGATTGAATGCAAGACTATTAGATTTACATACAGCAAACAGAATTCAAATTAGAGATATTGCAGGTATAAGACTCAGTGGATTACAAAACCAAAATATAGATGGTCAATTAGTAGGAGCAGGAGAATTTATTTTTGGTGCTAAAACAAATTTTACTATTCCAGCAGAGGTATGGCAACAAAGTGGAAATGATTTTGGTGAAACAGGAATTACGTTCGACAATAACTCTATAAAATTCGATAAGACCTAGTCTTATAAATAAGTAAGTAAGGGATAAATTCATGGCAAAACAAACACTCGGTATAGGTTCCACCGCAAATGACGGAACAGGAACGGTTCTCAGAGATGGTGGAGATTTAATCAATGATAACTTTAATGAGATTTATAGTAAA